TGAATATCGAAAAGGCATTTTTCGAGGAAGATATGCGTAGACAATATGGTCGAACGTTCGAGGGTTTATATGAGTTGCTTATAAATGCTATGGTTCCTAACAGGACGCCACTAATTAAGCGTTTAAATGGTATCTTACCAAAATATTTTCTGCTATTTCATAGATTTTATTAGAGTGATTTCAAAGCGATTTTGTGAGTTGTTTTAGCAATTTACACCCCATAAGTTGCCGTTTGCTTACCCCAAAAGTTAGCAATATGGAAAGCAAAAAAAATACCCGTTAGGGTATCAATCAATTTATGAGTTTAGCAGGCAAGAAACTAGCACCAGTAAGGTGCTTTTTTAGTTGTCCTCGCCTAGTTCCTTTATTATATCCGATACTTTTTCTAAACTCAACGTTTCGTGTGGCTCAACTCGTTCACCGTCTAAAACGTAGTCATGGATTTTACCGTTCTTTCGGACTATCTGGACAGTATCACCTTTAATAAAACCATTGTCCATAGCCTCTTTAAATTCATCATAAGTTAGCATTATATTATTCTCCTTTCCTATACTATTCGTAATTGATACAGAAAAATACGTATCTTTTTAAGTAATTCTATTATAGCGAAAAATGTTAGCAAACATTAGCATAAATTGGTATAGACACCCTATAAAAAACTGGAAAAAATTGCGCGTGATGTAAGACAACACCTTGTCGTGGCTCTCCAGACGGCAATATAGGGGCGGGGGTGCATTTAAAAATAGCCCGAGTGTTATCGGACTATTCTTTGTATAGGGCGTACTATGGACGTTATAGGGGTGTTTTAGTTTGTCTCTTTTGGGCTACCGTCTGGGTTAAGATAGCCTTGTTGAATACCCCATTCAACTTGGTCATCATGCCATTGTTGACGTGCCTCATTCTGACCTTGCTCACGCGCAACCTCGGGTGAGTCTGCAGGTATGCCACCATAACCCGGTGTGTATCCATACTGTTCTTGAGCTTGTTTTAACGTGTCTTGTGGTGGTGTTACTCCGTCAGCTTGCGTGCTAGGTGCTTGCTCGCTTTGTGTCGGTTGTTCCTGCGTTTGAGACGTTTCACTAGGTTTTTCTTTAGATGAACTATGTGAGCTATGTTTTGATACCTTTGTAACTGTCGTAGGTTTGTTTTTTACTTCCTTTGTTTTCTTACTTGGTTGCATAGTTACGATAGCAACAATAATTACAAGGATAGCTAATGGCAATATGTACCACTTATATTTCTTAATGATATCCATATCTTTACCTTTTTCTACTTGGTTTCTATGACACATTATAGCCCAACTATCCCATTCATTCAATCCATTATCGGATATTGCTTTACTAATAACATTCCACTATTTTCTACTATTAACATTTCATTCTAGTATTTTCTAACATTTATGGTTTTCATTCCCATATTTTCCAATAATATAGTAGTGTTTTATACCGACATTTTCCAACATCTCCCATAATTAGGGCGTTAAGAACGTTCCCCGCTCCATGTAAAGAGTAACTCGAAAAATCAAGATCATATCATAGTTTAATCCCACTTAACCATAAGTCTTCACCTTTGCGCCAATATTGATAATACTTAGCTCTATGCTTGTAATAAGTTTTCCAGTGCATTCTTTTTGGCTTATCGGGAAAATCGGGAGTTATGTAGTCCTTTGCTTCATATCCAGCCACTATCTTTTGAGCTTCTTTAACTGCCTGCTCCCAGTAATAAACACAGTCGGTCTTGCTTCGGTTTAATGTTCTATTATGAAACCCTAGACACTTTCGACATGATAAGGCTTCGCAATACCAATATAAGCTCGTTCTAGCCTCTCCACAGTTAGGGCAATATAAATAATAGCGATAGCCTCCATAGTTTAATGACTGCCGTTTTAGAGGCGTTTCTTGACCGTTATAAACTATGGTCAACTTATCCAAGTCTAGCCATACCCTAGCTTTGCCGTGTGATATCTTCGCCTTGGTTAGGTTGCTAGCTTTGAGAACGTCTATAAACGCCTTTAATTCAATTTCTATCACTTTGATACCTCGCCTTATATATGAGCAACCCAACTATTCAAGCAAATCAAGCAGTTCACCGTTTCGATAATTTTCAGCAAAAGCTAGACAAGCTAGGTTAACTAGCTCTTGAAATCTTGTTCTAGCGTAGCCCAACTCTTGACCAATAGCCCAGTTTGGTGCTGGTGGAGATTGTAAGAAACGGCGATAGATAATAACCCTATATCGTTCATCAATGATATTTCTGTGTGCTTCCTCAATAGCTTCCAGCTCATTCATGGCGTCCATTCGTCTTAGGGCTAGCGTTTCAACAATGTTACTGCGGTTATTGTTCTTAGAACGTGGCTCAAAGGTATAATTTGCCGTTATACGTTGCTCAGCGCTATCACGCGCAATCTCTCGCCATCGTGGGTATTCTCGAAGTTTCTTTTTAGCGTTCTTAATTGTCTGCTTTTCATTGATTGCCATTAGTTCCATGATTTATCCTCTTTTTATACTAGTTAAAAGCGCTCAGATAACCCAAGCGCTTCATTGTTCAATCTTTGGCTAGTATCCCACTGACTGCCATATCTCGGATAAACTGGCTTTCTCTCTCTGCTGGTAGCTCTACCAAATCTAGTAACTCACCTAGTGCCTGTTTGTCTGTGCTGACAATCATTTTCTTTAAGGTGTTTTCGTATTGCTGTTCTAGATAGTCGCAAAATGCCAATCTTTGGGCTTGTGTCGGTGTAGCATTCAAAGCCATATAACAAGCTTCAGTTATCTGTGAGAATAGTTTAGCACGCGCTTCTGGGTGCTTATACAGTTCATAAATGTTCAGACTGGTATCCTCTGCTTGTAACTTTTTAGCTATTTCCATTAGTTTAGGAATAACGCTAGGCTCAATAGGTGTATCATCAGCCATATAATTTAAGCGGTGCTGTTCAAGTTCCAGTCTGTCTTTTTCCGCTTGTTCTAGGTAGTGGTTTTCAGTCATTTTTAGTCTCTCTTTCTTGTTTTAAGATAAATTATGTAAACTTTTGCTATTTGTGACCATCTTTGAAAAAACTTGGTCACACCTTTTTAGCTAGTAGTACCAAGGGTTTAGGTGGTGTCAAAATCTTGTGACCGTCTTTTGAAAAATTATTTATATAGAAAAGATGAAATGATTTCCGACTCCTATATATATAAATAAAAAAGATGGTCACACGGTCACATTTATAAAAAATAAAGGGAAAAAGTCATTATTGCCAATAGTTTCAGCGTGTGACCGTCTTTTCAACTCTTGGTCACAACTTGGTCACACGGTCACAAACTTTGAACCCTCTTACTATTCTTTGTCGTCTTTATGTATTCCCTTTGGAACTCCGCTCAGTTTTCTACCGTAAAACTCATTAGGGTCTAACTTTTTATAATCCTCTATGGGTACTCGACCAGACTTTATGGTATATGTTCCATCACTTTCTTTGTTCAGTACGTCAAGCATTTTCTTACCGTAACCGTATAGATTGGCGTTTTTGATGCCCTCATCCTCTGTAAATTCTTCTAGCCATTGCTTGATAATGGGTAGTGGTACATGTTGCAATTCATGATAGCCGTTAGGGATATAAGTTCCGACCACAAAAGAATAATAAAAGTCGTTATCCTCCTTGTATTCGTCTAACATGTCTTTAACTGCTTTAGGATCAATAAATTTATCAAATTCTGGCATGTTTAGGATTTGATAGAGTACCCACTCTAAAAGCTCTTTATTTTTGATAAAGTTGTCTTTGATTTCTGGGCGTTCCACTGTGCCATTAAAATCAGCGTTAAAGGGTACGATACATAACCGCCTATACCAGCCTTGTGACTTGTTTCGACTTCTAGGGATACCATTTCCAGAAAAGATACATAAAAGGCGATAAGTAGCCTCATAAGGCTGTAAATGTTTAGGGTTTACTTGGATAGTATCGCCTGTAACAATACTCATTAGGTCAGAAACACTATCAAGGTATTTATCAGAAATATCATCACCAATATTACAAACTTTTCCATTAAGGGCTGAAAGTAGGTGCTGTTCTTGAAATTGGTCTGGTTTAAGGTTGCTAATGTTTTCCTTGCCTATCAGATTTTCTAATAGAGCTTGAAATGTCCCTTTTCCGTTGTTCCCATCTCCAGTTAAAATGACCATCTTTTTGCGCGTGCGGTTGGGATTGATAGCCTCGTTCATGACTTGCCAAAGTAGTGTGATGATTTCTTTATCGCCACAAGCAAGAGTGCCTAACCACTTATCAAAATCAAACCAGCCACCAAGTAAAGGCTTTTTAGCCTCTGGGTTGTATGCTGTGGTTATCTTGGTTGTGATAATATGCTTAGGGTTAAATGGCTCTAATTGTTTAGTATGTAAGTTAAAAATGCCATTTCTGACTGGTATTAAATAGCTTTCCTGCATAGGGGGCTTGATTTTTGTTTCTGTCCTTAGAAAAATAATCACTTCTTCGGTAAATCGCTTAGATGTCAATCTGCTGTCAAATTTCAGAATTAGCTTATTGACTATATCACGGCTGGCAACATAGTAGCCTAAATCTAAATGATAGATGTATAGCTGGCTGCTGTCTGTTAGCTTGCTATACCCAATAAAGGTAAAATAGCAATTTCTGAGTAAGATATTAGCTACCTCAGCAACACTAGGGCGTGGTATTTTGGTTTCTACCTCGCCTTTTCTGTTACCTTTAGTGATTTCTTTTTCTTCTTTATGTTCATCACGCCAAGCCTCGCCTAATGACTGTAAAAATTGGTATAGCTCTTTCATATTTTGGGGCTTTTTAACCTGTTTGGCGCTATCCAATTCTTGTTGTAATTCCTTGATATTCACATTCTCGACCTCTTTCTAATTTCAGATTTTACGATACTTTCAAAAGTTCTATCTAATTCCCTTTGTGAGATCGGCTTATTAGTTACGCTATTAGCTATTTGTGCAAGCTCGTAGGCTGTTTCTACGTCACAATCAACCCATTTATTAAGGAGTAGCCCCACAAAGCGCGTGAGTGCCACGTTGCGCCCTCCCTCGTCTCCAAAGCCATGTAATAGGGTATCTAGCACGCGCATGGTGATTGTTTTATTACCGCTTTGGCGTGGTGTGTGATAGTGTGGTTTCTGACTAGCCGTAACTGTATTTGCTACGGGGTAATCACGCCCTCTATTTACTATCTTTTTATAATCAGCAGGGTCTCCAGTGGTTACTGGTAAGCCTTGTAACTGCGACCATGTTAGGCTTGTACTGTCGAATGGTAGCCCTATTTTACTTGCTATCTCTTGGACAGTCTGCCTATAGGTCTGCTCGTTCATTGCGTCGCTAGGTTTCACCACAAGCCTATAACGTGGCTTATTAGCCGTGTGTTTGATTGTGGGGTAAATGATATAAGAATAGCCATGTAAGACGTTATCGACAACGCTAGGAAAGTCTATGCTAGCCTCTAGCTCGTCATAGTCCAAAAAAATTAAGTCACGGTAAATTAAACTAGCATTATTGCGTTTGTAGTTGCCGTTCTCGTCTGGTTTCACCTTGCCAGTAATACAGTAAGGGGCTGAATTGCGCTTAAAATCGTCTATATTTGTACCTTGTGGCATTTTCCTAGGTCTAAAAGTTGCGATAAAGTCAAAGGGTGCTTGTTTATCGAATAAATGCAAGTCATTCCCAAAGCCTACACTTTCATAAATAGGCATTAAATCACCTCTTTCTAGTTATACACTCCTAGAAAAGCTAGAATATCACTGACACGATAATATACCTTTCGAGTGTCTTCCACTGGTGGCTGATAGCGTTTAAGCCCTGCCTCTTCCCAACGTCTTAGAGTGTTGTATTTAAGCCCTAGCTCGTCCATTGCTTGCTGGGCAGTGATTAGCCCTAATTGGTGTTTATCGAGTTTAGCATAGCCCTCTAGGGCTTTATCTAGTACCGATATAACCCCTTGGGCAAGCTCTTTTTGGTATTCCTCACTTAGAACTTGCATATTAGCTCCTTTCTAGTGATTTTTCATATTCGGTCACGTCTTCAATGGACATTAGAACGTCGAGCCTTTTCTGCTCGTTCTTGACTTGGTTTTTTAGAGAAATAAGCCCCTCTAACAGTTCCTCTTTGGTTTCTGCGATATAGTAACCGCTACGAATACCAACCCTAACACCAATGATAGGAACACCATAGCGAATAACTAGGTTACTGATTGCACTATATATTAGACGGGACTTGTAACCCGTGATAGTAGCTATCTCTTTGCCAGTCATAGCGTTAGCACGCCCTTTCTTTAGGATTGCTAAAACTGCCATTTCTGCCTCTTGTAATCTATTTTTTCTCATTTACACCTCTTTCTTGACTACTTACAATAATTTGCCCATTCATCCACATATCAGTGATGTCCATTAAAAACTCAAGCACACTTTCTAACTTCTTGCGGTCTTGTGGTGGGTAACAATCTAATTTATTTTCAAGGGAAAAAGCCAACATAGTGTCGTAAGCCTCTTCAAGATCTAAGCCAAAGTTTTTAGCTCTTTCGGATGATAAGTTAAATTTTTCTGTCATGATATTCCTCTTTCTAGTTGTTATACTTGCCTTGTGATTGAATATACGCCCCGTAGCGTGTGCCTACGTTGCGCGTGGTGTTATCTGTCACGGTGTCAGTTTTAGCCTCTATATCGAGCTGAAAATAGCTTTTTTTAAGCCATAAAACAGTTAAGGCAAGCGTTAAAATGATAGCTAGGACAATAAACTGGCTAGCAGATAAATTCAATTCATTAGCCATGATTTACTCTCCTTTTTCCTCTGCCTCGTATGCTCTTAATTCCTCTGGGTTGTCACATTCGAGTAGGTAAAAAGCAACTCTATCTAGCTCGTTAGAATAAATTTCTACCATGTCAAAGACTGTTTCAAGAAACTTATCTGTTTCATGGCGTAGTAGTCCATTGTCTGCCCCTGCGTGCTTTGCGATCATAAGAGTGTTAGCGTGGTGGCGTAGTGCTTGTAAGCCAGACATGATATTAGTTAGGTCAGTGCCTAGGTTATTAGATTGTTTCACGGTAAGTGTGTTATTCTTTGTTTTTTTAGCCATTGTATTTACCTCGTTTTATGTTTAATTACTGGTTAGACATTGTTTTTTTCTGTGATGTTTTCCATTTTTAAGAGGTAGCGCTCTAAGTAGGGGTACACGATACCAGCAATTCATGATATAATTGAGGTATCTTTATAAGTGTGCTAAAACCCGACATAATATGGCTTGCCTGCCAGTGTGTTGCGTTTTAGTTGTGGATAGTTAAAGGCTTGTGAGTTTGGCGACTGCTAAGCCTTTTTTGTTTACTTTTTATACTGTGTTTTTCTAAGTCATTATGAAGTTTACTTATACGAAACTTTATGCAACCTATCGTCAAAAAAATATATCTTCGATTGTGATATCTGGGAACAAATCTGCTACAAGTTTTTTGAATAGTAATTTTTCACCATCTTTAAAAGAAACGTTCCCGTTCTCCTTGTTATAGTAACTTTGAGGGCTGATATTAAGAGCTTTAGCCATTTCTTTTTGAGTTTTGCCTAACATAGCCCGATAACCTCGAATTTTGTTCTTACTCATTATGTCTCACCTCCTTATAACTTTATGCAACTATGATTGTACCCCCTATTCGAAAAAAAATCAATATAAAACGCGTAACTTTTTGCAACTTATTGTTGTTTACTTTTAAAAACGTGTTATAATCAACTTATGAGAATAAGGAGTATTGTGTGTTTATGGTAAAAAAAATAGATAAAAAAGCAGTCGGTCAACGAATTAAAGAAATACGTTTAAAAAAGGGAATGACGTTAGAGGAATTCGGTGGGTTGTTTAACGCAGGGAAAGGTCTTGTTTCAAGGTGGGAAAATGGTTTATCTACACCAACTCCAGATAGACTTAAACAAATTGCAAAAGTTGGAGACTTAACCCTTGAAGAACTTCTATACGGTAATCGTTTTTTCTATATATATGATCAAATAACCGAGCGCTTACCAAAAGAGAAAAAATATCTCTCCAAGCATATCTCTGCCCCAACCATATTTGGGATAAGTACCGAATTGGATAACTATGGAATTTCCTTATCTGATATGGAAGCTGTTAATGCTATTATTGATAGTTCAATGGATAAAATAGAAACGGACTTTGACGATACAACTATGCGTTATGTCCAAACTATCAAAGATAATTGGGATATAGCTCCTAAAATTTTTAATCAGACCGTTGCCGAGTGGGAACTTTTTAATAACCGTTTCAAGGAACTAAGTGAATTTCGCGATATAATTTATTCTGATGATAAGATCATATATTCTGATAATGACAATTTTATTGAGGGATATTATGGTTGTTTAGAATCTGTAATTAATGAAGATTTAACATTTCGTGAGGTGCATTTTCATTCAGTAAAACTTGAAAACTTTGACAAAGATAAGAAAATAACTGATTACGAAGAAGAAGATGGCTTCTTCTATAGTTTTGTTGATCATACAAAAAAACCTATACAAGAATATGAAACTGCTTTAGGTGTATATTCCCCTAAAGAACAGTCTTTATACGTGTCTGCTTGGTACGAAAATAGATTTGCAAATTTGCACTACATGAGGAAGCATTTTGTTATATACAATAAAGAAGTATATATTACTGAATTACTAGAAGACTGCACCTTTTTAATCGACAAACAAAAAATCAGTTATGAAGATGTATATTACTTTGCCCCTTTATTAGCAGTTTTATATTGATTGTTACCCGCTTTCTAAAAGTGACTATGCTTACATAAACCAATCTAAACCCGATATAATATGGCTTGCCTGCTGATGTTTAGAAAGGTTTATCATGAAAATTAACGAGATAAAGAAAAAAGACGGGTCAACCGTCTATCGTGCTAATATATATCTTGGTGTTGATGTAATCACTGGCAAGAAAGTTACAACTAAAGTAACCGCTAGGACAAAGAAAGAACTCAAGACCAAAGCCCAACAAGCGCAATTTGATTTTAAAGCTAATGGATCAACACGCTTTAAGGCTAGCACTATCACAACATATAAAGAATTAGCTTTTTTATGGTGGGAAAGCTATAAAGATACAGTCAAACCGAATACCCAAGATAGTGTTTACAAGATCTTAAATAACCATGTTTTGCCTTTGTTTGGCAGTTTTAAACTAGATAAGCTAACAACTCCACTGATACAGTCGATTATCAATAAGATTGCTAATAAGACCAACAAGGGAGAGACGGGGGCTTATCTTCATTACGATAGGATACACGCGCTTAACAAGCGTATTTTACAGTATGGCGTAGTCATGCAAGCTATACCGTTTAACCCTGCGCGTGAGGTTATTCTCCCTAGAAATATCCAAAAAGCAAAGCGACAAAAGGTTAAGCACTTTAACAACGAGGAACTAAGACAATTCATTGATTACTTAGATAGCCTAGATAGTAATAGATACCGTTATTACTATGAAACCGTGCTATACAAGTTTTTACTTGCCACTGGTTGCCGTATTAACGAGGCTCTAGCTCTCTCATGGTCTGATATTGACCTTGATAACTCGGTTGTGCATATCACAAAGACTTTAAATTATAGAAAGGAAGTAAACAGTCCAAAGTCTAAAGCTGGTTACCGAGATATAGACATAGATCAGCAGACCGTAACCATGCTTAAAAAATACCAACGTAAGCAAACCCAAGAGGCTTGGAAACTAGGTAGGACTGAAACAGTGGTATTCTCGGACTTTATACATGAATACCCTAATAGCCATACCTTGCAAACTCGATTAAGAACACACTTTAAACATGCTGGGGTAACTAACATAGGTTTCCACGGCTTCCGACATACTCATGCTAGTTTGCTCCTTAATTCGGGTATTCCTTATAAGGAGTTGCAACACCGCCTAGGGCATTCTAAACTTTCAATGACTATGGACATATACAGTCACTTATCAAAAGAGAATGCTAAAAAAGCCGTCTCATTCTATGAAATGGCTCTAAAATCTATATAAAAGTTAGCAAAAAGGTAAGCAAATTGCTGAAACGGTCTTTTAAAATAAAGGAAAAGCCTATAATAACGGGTTTTTTCTAAGCAATTTTTAAATTAAAAGCATTTCTTACCATCCACGGTGAAACCAATTCGTTTCATTAACTGGATGATGAAGAATGAGGTCTGTCTTCGTGATTATGAGGACTATCGAGAAATGGTTGAAGCTCTGGGAATTCCATTTGATGGAGATTATGTAGTTATACCTAAAAATTGGGAAAACAAACATAAAGAGATTGTCGAAAATTATTCGATTCTTCTCGAGAATCAACTAGAACGTGGGACTCATTTACGTGTCACTAATGCCGTAAGTAATTTGAGAGCGGAGAAAAGACGACGTGAGGAAGAAAAGAAAGAGGCGAAGTTGAGAATTGTAACAGCTGAACGCTTGGCAAACATGATGAAGGCTCAGACAGCATTTGACAAGTATGCATTTATCTTTCCTAAAAATGAAAGTGAAATTGTCAGAGAGGGGAAACACCTACATCACTGTGTTGGAAGGTATGCAAAGGAACACTTTGTCTACGGTTCCTCTATTATTGTCTTTGTACGTGATAAAACTGACAAAGAAACTCCTCTTTATACCCTAGAATTGAAAAATGATAGGATTATTCAACTGAAAGGAGAAAGGAACAAATCCGCAGATGAAGAGGCAAA